AGCTTATCCGAGGAAATTAAATCCAGATACCGAAATATGTATACAGGTGTGTTCTACAAACGATACATCTTAGGCCTGTGGGCCATGGCAGAAGGGATCATCTATGATATGTTCGATGTGGACCGGCATGTAAAGAAGGTGATTGATTTCGCCCGGTTGCTGATTGATGGCGGTCGATATGTGAGCATTGACTATGGTACTCAGAATGCTATGGTATTTCTCCTCTGGAATAAAGGCATAGATAAGAAATGGTACTGCACCAGGGAATATTATTACTCTGGTAGAGATAAGGGAAAGCAGAAAGCGGATTCCCAATATGCTGATGATTTAGAAAAATGGCTGGAAGGAACGCCAGTTAAGGCAATCATCGTGGACCCTTCGGCTGCTTCATTCATTACTGAGTTAAACAACCGTGGATACAAGACAATGAAAGCGGACAACGATGTGGAAGATGGGATCAGGCTGGTTTCTACGCTTCTGAACACCGAAAAGATAGCTTTCAGCCAATCATGCATTAACACGATTAAAGAATTTGCTTCCTACATCTGGGACCCAAAGGCAGGGGACCGGGGAGAAGATAAGCCGATAAAGCAGCACGACCATGCCATGGACGCGGTAAGGTACTTCTGCTATACGATACTTAATAACAAGACAATTAAGATCCGGAGCAAATCTGCTTTTGGATTTCATTAATGGAGGTAAGTATGTTTTTAGGTAAAAAGGAAATTGAAGCTTTGGAAAATACTCTGGTTGATAAAGACCGGGAAATAGAACGACTTCGCAAAGAAAATAATGAGCTTAGAAGCCAAATGGAGGGAGAACACCCCGTAAGTCCGTATTGTACCGTATGCGCACATGGAATTAATGAGTGGGGATATAGGCTGTGTGATCTGGAATGCAAGTGTAAGGACTTCAAGCGCCCAATGTAAACAATGTGTTACTGAGCTCGATATATGACAGAAAGTAGGTGATAACCATGTACGTATACACAATACCACGAGAATCATGGGACGAACTGAATCCGGATAAACAGGCGATTCGAACACTTATCACGAAGCACAGAAAGGAAGCCTCCAGGCTCCGAAAGCTTATGAAGTATTATGAAGGGCAGCATAAAATATTGACAGAAAGCCGTAAAACAAAGCTGGTATGTAATCATGCGAAAGATATCGCAGATACAGCCAGCTCTTACTTTATAGGTAATTCCGTATCCTACAAAAGCAAAGATGATATAGCAGCTCTGACAGATGCGTTTGAACAGGCTGGAGCTGATGAAGCAGACGGAGACAACGGGCTGGACTTGTCCGTGTACGGCAGGACCTATGAATATATCTATCCTGAAGAGGGAGAGACGGACCTCACCATAAAGAGTCTGTCACCAGAAAACACTTTCATGGTCTATGATGACACCATTGAGCAGAAAGAGCTTTTCGCGGTCTATTATTATGCAAGGAAGGACGACTCCGACAAAAAGAGGACTATATATGTTGCCACGGTTCTGACTGACCATTATAAATACGTTCTTAACATTGATGATATTACCGGACCACAGGCACTCATAGAGGATCCGGAGCCTCATTATTTTGAGGAAATTCCTATTGTAGAGTATTTAAATAATAAGCTTGCTATCGGTGACTTTGAGTTACAGATCCCGCTGATTGATGCCTACAATGCGCTAATGTCGGACCGTATTACCGATAAGGAACAGTTTATTGATGCGATTCTTGCAATCTATGGGGCTATGCTTGGGGATCCTGATGCAAAGGACGAGGACGGCAAGACAGCCAAAGAAAAGATTAAAGATGATAAGGTCCTGGAACTTCCTTCAGACGCAAAGGCTGAGTACCTCACAAGAACATTTGATGAAAATGGGGTGGAGGTCCTTAAAAAAGCTATTGAGCAGGATATCCATAAATTCTCCCATATCCCTTGTATGACGGATGAAAGCTTTGGAGGGAATATTTCTGGTGTAGCGATGGAATTTAAGCTCCTAGGAATGGAGAACATCACAAAGATTAAAACCCGGTATTATAAAAAGGGACTACGTAAGCGGATCAGGCTCTTTGCAGGCTGGCTGCAGAAAAGCAAGGCTGTTAATGTAGATATATCCGGCATAACACCAACTTTCACCCGAGCACTGCCAAGAAACCTCTTGGAAATCAGCCAGATTGTCTCAAATCTATGGGGAAAGGTAAGCAAGAAAACGCTACTTTCTCAAATACCATTTATAGACAATTTGGAAGAAGAGCTAAAAGCGGTGGAGGAAGAGGCAGAAGAGGCAGTAAAACAGCAGAGGGAAATATTTGGACTTGGGAATAATACTCCTCCGGAAGACGATGAAGAAGGCACAGGCATGAAGAAAAAGTCCGGTGATATAAATGAGTAATCTTTCTTATTGGGAGAAACGCAAAGTACAGGAAATGTTTCATTACATGGAACAGGCTGAAAAGGCAGCTGATGAAATATCAAAGGTTTACTTAAAAGCGTCCCGATACATAGGCTTTGAGCTGGATGAGATATTTGAGCGGTATCAAAAGAAACACAAGCTGTCAGAGAAAGACTCTTACCGGCTATTAAATTCCATGAAGGATAAAACTTCCCTTAATGAATTAAAAGCCGCCTTAGAATCAGGTAGCAGTGATAAGACGAAAGCCGAGATTCTGGCAGAATTGGAGAGTCCGGCATATCAGGCGAGGCTTGAACGCTTGCAGCAACTCCAGAACCAGATTGACATGACCATGCAGGAAGTGTACCGGCAGGAGAAATTAAAGAGTGCCAGTCATTACGTGGACCTTGCCAATGAAGCATATTACCGGTCTATTTTTGATATTCAACAGCGCATCGGATTAGATTTTGGATTCAACCTGATTTCACCCCAAGTTATTGACCGGGTGATTAACAGCAAATGGTCTGGAGCTAACTATTCCACAAGGATATGGAGCAATACCCGTGCGTTGGCCCAGGATATAAAAGAAGAACTGCTTATTAACCTCATCACAGGCAGGACCGACCGGGAAGTAGCTGACATCATAGCGAATAAGTTCGCCACCGGATCCAGTCAGGCAAGGCGGCTTATAAGAACTGAAAGCTGCAACCTTGCGAATCAGATGGAAATGACCTCTTATGAGGAATGCGGGATTGAGTATTACCGTTTTGTGGCCACGTTGGACTTAAGGACTTCTTCCATCTGCCGGAATTTAGACGGGGAGCGTTTTAAAGTATCAGAACAGCAACCAGGGCTTAACTGCCCGCCTATGCACCCGTGGTGAGATCTACAACTATCTGTGATATCGTAGAGGAAGAACTTGCAAAGATGAAACGCAGGGCCAGAGATCCACATACTGGAAAGGTTAAAACATTACCGGCAAATACAACTTATAAGCAGTGGTATAAGAAACATGTAATTTTCGTTACAAAGCAACATTGATATAAACAGAAAGGAGGCCGCCAATGACACAGCTTTGCTTAACAGCTCTTTTTATTGCCGTCATTTATAATATCACCAAAGTGGTGATTAAAAAGATGGAGCTGTCCTACATGGATAAGAAGAACCAGAAAGAAGGCAAGTATGTAAATTAAGGAGGTGATCCAGATATCTCCCTTGGGTGGCGGGGTGAAGCCTCCTACTGAAAAATATAGCTATCAAGCACGCAGGAAACCCTGGGTGTTATTTTTATGTTTTGGCAACGGTCCGGGCAGAGAACGGAACGGGGCAGAAAGGATAGAGAAATGAGAAAAAAGAGTTTACACACTATGAATTTACACTTCTTCGGTTATGAAGGGGACGGCGCTGGCACAGGAGAGGGTGAAGGCGGCGGAACAGGTGAACCGGGGAATAGCAATGGAACAGGCGGAGAAGGGGCAGGAACCGGAGAAGGACAGGAACCTGCTAAAGCAAAAACCTTTGATGATATTTTAAAAGAAGGAAACTTTCAGGCAGAATTTGATCGCAGAGTGCAGAAAGCCCTGGGAACTGCTAAAGATAAGTGGTCCGCCCTGATGGATGATAAAC